ATACGACTTCTACTAGAAGAAGGTGAAGTCTACACACGACAATTCGTGATAATGCAGGAAGGAAACGTATATGAACGAGGATCTGACCAAAGTAGGACACCTTCCGAAGAGGCAGGGACGTAGGAACGGGCCGCAACTGGCGAAGTTCCACTGTGTTGACCACACATCATTCCGTGAGAGTTGCCACAATTGCTTGGTGATGGCGGTTAATGCGTTATTGAGTAGAGTCGTCGACTTGGAGACGCAGGCTCACGAGCATGACGAGCAACCTTCTATTCCATTCGTAATAAAGGAGAGATGATGGAGATTCGAATCGTTTCCCAAGGAAAGAGTGATATCCCCCAAGTCGAACCCGCAACACCTTTCATGCTAGATTTAACAGGCGTTGAAAAAATGACATTTTGTGTAGTTGAGGAGGGAATGTCTTCTGGTGATCCATCAGTGATTATGATGGTTATCAAAGAGGATGTTACGATCTACACACAAACCAGTCTCGATAAGTTTCTTGCTGCCGCTAACGGAATGACGGCGTTAGCAAAGACAAGATTCGGTTGGGTACAACCAGAAGGTAGTTTCTCATTAATGCCAATGGAACCAGAAATGCGAAAGCAAATGCTTGAAGTTATTAAGAAAGAATTAGAGGAGTGGGACACATGAAATGTGAACATTGTGGTGAGCGGATTCGTGAAATTAACTACGCGTTAGGTCCTGTGTGGATGCATCAACCAGAAAGTGCATCTGGTATGGACGGAGTGTATAAATTCTGCAAGACAACAGCAGCGGAACCAAAATATGAAACACCGTTTACCCTTAAAGCTATGGTGTTGGTATTTGATCCAATGAAGTGGTCTGATGTTCAACCACATATCCGACCAGTGCTGGATGCGATTAACAGCTTACCAGAGTTCGTTCGTGGTGAAGCATTCACTATGACATTGGATGATAGTCGGATAGATAATAACGAAGTCAAATTGATACTCGAATTCGAAACGAGGAATGATGGTAACACGGAACGATCTGACAGCGACAACACCAAAGGATGCCACATCGTGTGAGGGTTGTCGATATGCGCAACCGGTCGTAACCCAATCAGAAAACGTGATTCTCGAGTGCTATCGCTATCCGGCACAATTGTTGGTTTGGGAAGGGGAAGTATTTCAAGCACATCCTGATGCTGTATATCGTTGTGGTGAGTATAAGAAGCCACACGAAGAAATGGTCAAAGACCTAACCGAAATGCTTCGTGGTATGCGCGAAGATAAAGGAGCGAGGAAAGATGATTGAGAAGAGTTTGATTTATAGGGGATGTTTCCGTCATAGAGGATTTAGTCAACTATGTGACGACTGTTCAAATAGTGCACGGGCTGCAATGGTCGAGATCATTATTCAACAAGAACGCAGAATTGATGCGCTCGAAAAACAATGGGAGGAGCGGCTAAATGGAAACTTGGATACCGAATACAACCGCGCCACTCTCAGAGGAGAAATTGAAACCCTCAGAGACCTGCGTAACCCCCCAAGTAGAGCTACTATCGCTAGCGTTATCAAGGGTGGACCTGTTACCCCATCAACTGGAAGCAATCGATCAGTTGGGGAACGGGAAGATTCTGTGGGGCGGCGTAGGCGTCGGCAAGAGTTTGACAGCCTTGGGATACTACATGAAGAAGGAGGCGACCAACGATGACGGAAATCCCGTTGACCTCATCGTCATCACTACGGCGAAAAAACGTGACTCTCTGGATTGGGAACAAGAAGCAGCCAAATTTGGAATCTCTACCAACAGAGATTATTCGAGTGCTGGACTTCTTACAGTCGACAGTTGGAACAACATTGGTAAGTACGAAGATATGGAAGATGCCTTCTTTATCTTTGATGAACAGCGAATCGTGGGAGCTGGAACTTGGGTTAAGAAATTCCAGAAAATCGCTAGAAGAAATCGCTGGATTCTTCTCTCTGCTACGCCAGGAGATACATGGATTGACTACGTCCCAGTGTTCGTGGCGAATGGATTATTCCGGAACCCGACTCAATTCAAAAGGGAACACGTTCTATACGCGCCTTACAGTCGTTTCCCAAAGATTGCTCGATACATCGGAGTAGAGACTCTAGAGAAGTACCGCAACATGCTGCTCGTGGAGATGCCCTACGAGATGCCATTCGAAGTTGTAGAGGAGGAGATCATATGTCAGTACGACGAAATCAAATATCAGACAGTTCTCAAAAAGAGATGGAATGTCTTCGAGAACAGGCCCTGCAAGGACATCTCCGAGACGCTACGTGTGATGAGAAAGATTGTCAATACCGACTCGTCGAGACTCAATGTTTTGGAGCAAATACTGAATCGAAAACAGAAGGTGATTGTCTTCTACAACTTCGACTACGAGCTCTTCCTACTGAGGGATTTTCTTCAGCAGAATGGGATCGTGTGGGCTGAATGGAATGGTCATAAACACCAAGAACCACCCCTAGAATTTGACCGTTGGGTATACCTGGTTCAGTACGTTGCGGGGGCTGAAGGATGGAATTCTACTTATTCTGACACAATTCTGTTTTGGAGCCAGAGCTATTCTTGGCGTAGTTTTATGCAGGCAAAAGGACGAATTGCTCGACTTAATACACCCTTCAAAAAAGTAGAATACTACGTGCTAATTTCGAATTCAAGCATCGATAAGGCGATTCGCAATGCCAGACTCCACAAAAAAATATTCAATGAAAGGGCCTGGTTTGTAAAAAATGTTGGGCCTGACCAGGCGGGATGGGATGAGGCAGCTTGAGTCGGGACGAAAATAAGTAATAAGTAGAATAGTTCCAATTTAAGTAATAAGTAGAAACCTATTGGGCTATACCTTGTTCAAAATTTTATACATTCTACCTATTTTCTATACGCGGAATTTTTAGGGGTAGGTTCTGGTGATAAGTAGAATGTAGTGATTTATACAAGGAGTAGCGCTCATGAGGGTTTCTACTTATTACTTAAATCGGCTTTTTTCGGATTGGAGAAATCATGGACGTTGGATTTACAGGTACTCAGAATGGAATGAGTATCGACCAAAGCGTCACATTACATCATTTATTACATGAATTCAACCCCAATCGGGTTCGTCATGGGATGTGTGTTGGTGCTGATAAGCAGTTTCACGATATTTGCAGATCAATGGGGCTCTACATCATCGGCCATCCTGGAATCACGTCCCGAGGCACCGTATGGAATCGTGCGGATTGTGATGTAGATGAGATTGAACCAGAACTTCCATTCCTAGATCGTAATACAGTAATCGCTCAAGAGTGTGATATTCTCATCGCCACACCAGAACAGATCGACGAACAAGTCAGAAGTGGAACTTGGTCCACCATTCGTAGAGCGTGGAAATTTTACAAACCAGTCTTCATTATTTATCCGAATGGAATTGTAGAAGAAAGACATGGTGCGTAATGAAGGCTGAGAAGAAGGAAATTGCTAATTGTGGTAAGCATCTAGTATTACACAAGCCTCATTGGTTCTGGATCAAAGAAACTAAGATTTGGTGTCCAGGGAAACCATGGAAAGGTGGTGGTGACTAATGGAAATGGATTGGGTTCCCATCCCAGAGTTCCCAGATTATCTGATCAGTAATCAAGGGATCGTTCTGAATACACATACTGGTAAAACTATCAAACCAAGTTATACCAAAGACCGATCATTGAAAGTTGGACTCGTAATTGGTGGAAAACAGTACACAAGGTCACTTAAGGTCCTGGTTGCTGAAAATTTTGTCCCAGGTAGGGATGAGATCTCGGATACCCCGATTCATCTGGATGGGGATTCTGATCACGTCTCGGCGGACAACATTGTTTGGCGTCCTCGCTGGTTTGCATGGGAGTACAAACATCAATTCCACAACGTAACGGACAATGATCACATCGGTCCGCTCAAAGATCAGAAAGGAGTTTTCTATTACGACATCTATCAAGCAGCAATCTACAATGGCCTGCTATTTCGGGATATTCGGAAGTCTCTAGCTACTGGAGAATCCGTATTTCCGACCTTTCAAGTGTTTAGAATGGCGTAAGTAGAATGTCGGTGAAATAACACGTATTATAATAGGGGGAATGTCATAAACATCCCACATCGTTTTTGCGAGGTGAAACGTGAGAGAATCGCAGTATCAACAGGAACTTTGTAAGAAGTTAAAAGAGATGTTTCCAGGCTGCGTAATTCACCATCGTGATTCACGGGATGTTCAGGGTACTCCTGATCTTACAGTCTTTTGGGGTGATGTGTGGTTTATGCTTGAGGTAAAATCTTCAGTAAATGCCCCACATCGTCCTAACCAAGACTACTACGTGGAACAATTCGCCGCCATGTCCTTCGCCGCATTCATCTATCCGGAGAATGAGGAGCAGGTACTGGATGAACTTCAGAGATCACTCGGATCTACAAGGCAAGCACGCGTTTCTTAGTCCTAGTAACTATCATTGGATCAACTACAATGATGAGAAATTAGCACTCAGATTCACTGCTGCCCAAGCAGCTAGGCGTGGCACCGACCTACATGAGTTCGCACAGAAAGCGATTCATTTAGGTATCCTCATGCCTAAGAGTCGTAAGACTTTGTACATGTATATCAATGATGGTATCAAGTACAAGATGACCGTAGAGCAAGGACTCTACTATTCGGATTATGCCTTTGGCACCGTGGATTCCATATCCTTTGATAATGGGTTTCTCAGAATACATGATCTCAAAACAGGGATTGTGAAAGCTTCGATGAAACAACTCGAAGTGTATGCTGCTTACTTCTGTTTGGAATATGGGTTGTCTCCCTTTGAAATTCGAATTGAACTTCGGATCTATCAGCGAGATGAAATTATTCCATTCGTTCCAGATCCAGAAGCTATTGCGGCTATTATGGAAACCACCGTTAGTCACAATCGTCAAATCGAGCGTTTCGAAGAAAGGGGGATCTGGTGATTCTAGATGAAGATGATTATCTGGCTCACTATGGCACTCCTCGACATTCCGGTCGTTATCCATGGGGATCTGGTGGCGACAACAACCTTCAAACATCAACTCGTAGTCAGGACTGGCTTGGATATTACCACGACCTCAAAGGACAAGGACTTAGCGATACTGACATTGCCCGTGGGATGGGCATTTCAACGACCCAACTACGTGCTCGACGCTCCATTGCCAACGCTGAGCGTACAGCAGCACTTAATGCTCAGATCACTCGTCTTAGGGCGGCCGGCAATTCAAATGTCGAAATTGGTCGACGTCTAGGGATTAACGAATCCGTTGTTCGCTCCATGACCAAGCGTTTTGAAGAGAACAAAGAAGACGTCATTCAATCAACCGCCAATATGCTTAAAGAGCAAGTTGGTGAGAAGAACCTCATCGATATTGGTTCTGGTGTAGAGAATTACATCGGTGTCAGTCCTACAAGATTGAATACTGCTGTTACAGTTCTTCGAGAAAAAGGATATCAAGTACACGACTTGAATATTGAACAAGTTGGTACTGGTCAATTCACACGATACAAGATTCTCGCCGCACCAGGCACTAGCCGTACCGATGTTTTCAAGCGTCGTTTCGAAGTCCAACAAATCAACATGAAGTCGGACGATTATGGCAACAATTATGATGGCATTCAACCCCCATTGGTCATTTCCCCTAATCGTGTTGCAATCCGATATGCCGAGGATGGTGGTAAGACCGCCGATGGCGTTATTCATGTTCGACCCGGTGTTTCTGATGTGTCTTTGGGTAATTCAACGTATGCACAAGTCCGTGTATCTGTTGGTCCAGGTCACTATCTCAAAGGAATGGCTGTCTACAAAGACGACCTTCCGCCCGGTGTAGATCTCGTTTTTAACACCAATAAGAGTGATACTGGTAATAAATTCGATGCTATGAAGAAGATTGAGAGTGATGATCCTCTAAATCCATATGGGGCTACCATTCGAGATCAGGTGTATGTTCGTGATGCAGAGGGAAAGAAGAAACTCACTTCGGTCATGAATATTGTCAACCAAGAAGGTTCTTGGTCAGATTGGTCTAAAGAGATCTCGACACAAATGCTTTCGAAGCAAAGTCCTGTTCTGATCAGAAGCCAGTTGAATATGACTCTTGAATCTCGTCAAAAGGAGTTTGCAGAGCTCTCGGCTTTGACCAATCCAACGGTTAAGCGTAAGCTTCTCGAAACTTTTGGTGATGAAACTGATTCTGCGGCTGTCCACCTGGATGCGGCTGGATTCAAACGTCAAGGTTGGCACGCCATTCTTCCATTGGATACCATCCCACCCACGCAGATCTATGCACCGAATTTTCGTGATGGTGAAAATGTCGTTCTGATTCGATATCCACATGGTGGAACATTCGAGATTCCAGAATTGACAGTCAACAACAATCACAAAGAGGGTCGTCTTTCGCTTGGCGATCATGCTAAGGATGCTGTTGGCATTCATCACACTGTGGCTGAAAAGCTTTCTGGTGCAGATTTCGACGGCGACACAGTTCTCGTCATTCCTAACAATGGACTGAAGAAGATTCGTACCTCTCCAACTTTGGAGGGTTTGAAGACGTTCGATCCAAAAGCGACATACGCACCATATGATGGAATGAAAACCATTGATGGTGGAAAATGGAATGCCGCAAAGAAGGAGGTTGAATATGGAGTAGATGGAGACGGAAATCCCATCAAACCCAAGAAGCAAATGAAGCAAACGCAAATGGGTATTGTGTCGAACTTGATTACCGACATGACTATCCGTCAGGCGCCAATGTCTGATGTAGTTAGAGCGGTTAAACATTCCATGGTTGTGATCGATGCTGAAAAGCATAATCTCAACTGGAAACAATCCGCCCTCGATAACAACATTGCCCAGCTCCAGGAAAAGTACCAGTTCCAGTATGGCGGTACAAGAGGCGCATCAACACTAATCTCCCGTGCTACCGCAAAGGTGATGGTGGATGAACGTAAAGAACGCCGTGCTGCAAAGGGTGGCTCCATAGACAAGGGCACTGGACAACGAGTCTTTGAACCTACGGGCCGTAAAAACAAAGATGGTAGTTTAGCCCAGCAGAAATCAAAGCGCCTTGCTGAAACAGACGATGCGCATACCCTATCATCTGGCACCCCACAAGAGAGACTGTATGCCGATCATTCGAATAAGCTAAAGGTCCTAGCTAATCAAGCAAGATTGGAAGCTGTGCATACACCAAATCTCAAATACTCACCTTCAGCTAAGAAGACTTATGCAGAAGAAGTAGTTTCCCTTAATGACAAACTTGACGCGGCTCGCAGAAACCGCCCCCTCGAAAGACAAGCCCAGATCTTTGCAAACGCCCAGATCCATGCAAAGCGCCAAGAAAATCCAAACATGGATGACACTACATTGAAGAAGGTCAGATCTCAGGCACTCAATGAAGCCCGTATTCGTACCGGCGCCAAGAGACAGGACATTAAGATCACCAAGGAAGAATGGAATGCCATTCAAGCGGGTGCCATTAGTGATTCTAAGCTCCGTGAGATACTAAACAAGGCCGACCTGGATGTGGTTAGGAAGCATGCTACACCTCAGAAACAAAGACTCATGACTGATACTAGGATTGAGAGAGCTAAACAGATGCTTGCTTCTGGGTATACACAGGCTGAAGTCGCAGATCAAATGGGTGTTTCTATTTCGACACTCAAGGTTGGTCTTAGTGGAGAAGTGTCAGAGTGATCATGAATCACACTAGAATTGAAAGGAGAACTCATGATTGAATCTATGTTGACAACAGTTGACAATCCTCATGATCCTTTTGGTGATTATGATTCATGGTACCGCTGGGATAGAGATGCGGGTTACCATTCACCAGAATTTCTTGCAAGAATTGCTAAAGTTTCTGTTGAAACCTCGGACGCCGACCAAGTGTTGGCAATCAACGATGCGATCGATGAGATCGTGAAAGAGAATGTAACTGGAATGTTTAGAAAAGTAACGAGAGAAATCTCTGACTAACTAAGCATCCAGGATCCATGGTGCCATAGGGGGGAGGGGTCTCGCAAAAGATACCCCCCTTATGCATCGCCCGCCTCCCAAATTTTTCCCCGGGGGGTTATATTCCAGGAACAATTTGAATCCTGGGGTCCAAACACCCAACAACAAGGAGAAACAATGCCCGCATCAGAAGATGATGGAAACATTCTGCATGAAACCGATGTCGAAGACTCAGTAAAGGCAGAACTGGAGGAAGTGGGTGAGGTTGGTTTTGACAACGCCAACATCACAGATGCTTCGGTAGCGCACGCATTGAATGCAACGTTCAATGATGTCGAAGTCGAATCTGCGCTGAATGCACTTGGCACCAAGATCAATCTGATTCTTGATGTGCTCGAAGCTAACGGCCTTATGGCCGGAGCCTAATGACGCAATCGCCGAAGCCTAAACCGACTTTGGTTGGTAGGCGTGTATCCACGGTTGAAGAAATTGTTAATCCTGGTGATTACTGTGGACCTATCCGTGGGTACACCGGCGATGCGTTGAGTTGTTTCTTTCTCAAACCCAATGCTCGTAACGAAGACGCGCCACCAGCAGCCCGATCGATCCAACATGTTGATTTTCCACCGCACACTTTTCGTGAATGTGAAGATGGATCTCTCGAAATCAGAGCAAGCATTGGTGATACAGCTGGGAAATCAACTGTCAGTGATGGTTGGCATGGGTTTTTAAACGAAGGTCACCTCTGGGTGGAATGCTAACAAGGGAGATCTTCATGAACGAAAACGATTTACCAATCTTAGCGATCGATGCGAATGGTTATTGGTGGCGAGTATTTGGTGAGGATCCAATGTGGTCGATGGTTCCAACGAATCCAGATAATTCCCCAATCCCAGAACCAGTTAAGTTTTATCGATTGGTGGAGGTTAGCTAATGTCATCCGTCCTTCTTCCGTTCCGAAAGCATCGCTACAATGCGTACCGACTGAACACTCAGCTGGGCAATGTCAGCGGGGATACCTTTACAGCAATCGTTCGCGAGCGTCCCGATGAGGATGCAGATACCATCTTCACTTTTACAGTGGACATGACGGACGCAGCCACTG